AGTTAGCAGATGGTACAAAAACCGCTATTGATGAAGCCGCGAGATACGCAGATGTATTAAAGGTTATTGAGGATGGGCAAATCACTACTGTTGAAGTTGAAATGTTGGCTAAAAAATGGGGTATTACTACTGCCGAAGTTTTACTTTATTTAGGAGTTTTATTTAAGGCTAATGAAGAATTACGCAAGATGTTAGCGTTATTAGATGAGATAAATAAAAAGAAAAAAGAACCGGTTAAAACAATGTTTGATCCTGGATATTTTACAGACTTAGGAACTAAGTTAGTTGGTACACCTGCTTATGCTGGAATGACAGCCGCAGAAATTACGGCTGAAAGATACAGGGAAAGTGGTGCAATCCAAAGAGGAATACCACTAATGGCAGAAGGCGGAATTGTAACTAAACCTACACTTGCAATGATTGGTGAAGCCGGTGCAGAAGCGGTTGTACCATTAGATAAAATGGGTGGCATGGGTACTACTGTTAATATAAATGTAGCCGGATCGGTTATATCAGAAGGCCAATTACAATCTGTAATTCAGGATGCTTTGTATAATTTAAACAGATCAGGCGCAGTAACTCAATTAACTAATTTAGGAAGATAATGCCAGCCGCAATATTTAAGGCAGAAATTGATTTTTCAAGTTCGGCAACATTTGATCCGGCATTAGTGTTAGATGACCCTGCAACACTATTGGATTTTTCTGTACTAGGTACTGCCGCCGCAGATGTAGTTGATATAACTCAACTTGTAACTCAATGTTATATTAGCCGTGCATTTAATAGGTCATCAGATTCTTTTACCGGCGGTACGGCACGCATTACATTTGTTGATCAAACCGGTGAATTTAATCCGGCTAATACAAGTTCAAGTTTATATGGAAAAATTAAACCTATGCGTAAGATTCGCTTTATGGCAGAGTATTTAGGTGTAACATATAATTTAGGTTCTATGTATGTACAAGAATGGAATTATCAAAGCCCTACCGGGTTTGATCCAGCCTATGTTACTTTATCATGTGTAGATGGATTCCAATTATTAAATTTAAACACAATAACATCAGTTAGTGGTGGCACTGCCGGACAAACTACTGCACAAAGAATTACAAGTTTATTAGATCAAGGTGAGTGGCCAGGTGGTATGCGTGATATATCTACAACTGCAACTACAACAGTTCAAGCAGATACCGGATCATCAAGATCATTGTTGGCCGCCTGCCAAGAAGTTGAAGCCACTGATCTAGGTGCGTTCTATATTGATGAACGCGGTTATGCAAAATTTATGTCGCGTACCGACATCATAAGCCAATCAGGTGGCACATTAACTGAGTTTAGTGATGTACCCGGATCAGGTGATATTACCTATCAGGCAGTTGAATTTGATATTTCAGATTATCAAATGATTAACAAGGTAACTGTAACGCCAACAGGGTTGAGCGGTCAGACCGCAAGCGATTTGGCAAGCATTTCTGATTATTTTCAACATAGCCGGGTAAGAAGTGGCATCATGCAGACACAGGCAGATGCGTTAAATCAGGCACAAATGATTATTGCATCCCGAAAAGAACAAGGCGTGGACATACAACTTAATTCATTAACAGTTGATGCTTATGGTGAAAACGATCCAAGTCGCGTTGTAGCCGCTTTAAATTTGGATATGTTTGATCCAATTCAGGTTACTCAAACCTTGCCGGCAGACAATGTGGTTACAGATAGCGTAATTGCAGGCCTTACCTATGAGATAACACCTAAATCTTTTTTAGTAACCTTTACTTGCGCTCAGCCTTTTGCGGTAGGTTTTTTGCTAGACTCTACCGTTGATGGAATTTTAGATGAAGATTCTTTGGCTTATTAGGGAGTATAGATAAATGGCAAAACAATCATTTAGCGTAGGGCAGGTTCTTACCGCCGCCCAAATGACATCACTACAAGAAACCGCAATGGGTGGCGGTGCGGCATCTAGTAAAACTGCTAATTATGTTTTAGTTGCGGCTGATGCCGGTACAACTATTTCAATGACATCTACCAGTGCTACAACAATTACAGTTAATACCGGATTATTTTCAGCCGGTGATACTGTATTTATTCAAAATTTAGGATCAGCCACATGCACAATAACTGCCGGCACTGCTACAGTAAATACAGCCGGCAGTTTAATTTTGCCACAATATGATGCAGGTATTTTATACTTTGTTAGCGCATCATCAGCGATATTTTATGATTACATACAAGCAGGCGCAGTATCACCACTAACTACTAAAGGTGATCTTTATACTTTTAGCACAAGTGATGCACGCTTAGGCGTTGGCGCAAATGGCACCACACTCGTAGCGGATAGTGCAGAGGCTACTGGTTTAAAGTGGGCAACACCCTCAAGCGGTAGCATTACATTATTAAGCACAACAACATTAACAGGAACAAGCACAACAGTAAGTGGAATTAGTCAAGATTATACCAATTTATATTTTTTAATTGTTGGAACCACCACTACATCACAAAGATTAATAGCGGTGCCAAACAGCACGGGAGATCGTCAATTAGTAGGAACATATTACAATGGCAATCCTTATCAATCGGGAAGCGCGGGTAATTTGTTTATTTCCGCAGAGAGCAACTCGGTTTTTTCACATAATATTTTAGGTATAATTTACAATTACACTTCAACAGCACCAAAACCAATTCAAAATATTGGTCGCATAGATAATGTTGGTTCATCTAATTTGGCTGGATATGACTACACCGCCGCAGCAATCACCAGCCTAAAAATAGAAGCAGCCAACGGAACCGCGACAATAACAGGCACAGTTAAAATTTATGGGGTGAAATAAAATGGCAAAAACAACACGACCAATGATTAGAATTCACGATTTAATTGCAAATGAAATTATTGATCGGGAAATGAATGATGCTGAATTTGCTGAATATCAAGCAAAGCAAGCAGCACAAGTAATTGCAGAAGCCGAAGCCCAAGCAAAGGCTCAGGCTAAGGCAGCAGCCGAAAGCAAGTTAGCAGCACTTGGTTTAACAACAGATGATTTAAGGGCTTTAGGTTTATAGCACAATCTTTATGAATTGTAACTAGTCATGGCAACGATCAGAGAACTCACTAGCCCTAATGGATGGCCGGCTAGTGAGGATCGTAAAGCATTAGGCATTGAATCTTTTACAGTACCCGGTACAAAAATTAAATTTGCATGTGCCAAAGCGGTTGCACCATTACTTGTTAATTTTGCTAAAGAATTCCATGAGTTAGTAGAACCCATTGATCAAGGTCAATTAGATGATTGGGGTTTTGCTTTTCGCATGACCAGGGGATCAGAGAAGGTATTAAGTAATCACTCATCCGGCACTGCCATTGACCTAAATGCAATTAAACATCCTTTGGGCAAGTCAAATACATTTAATAGGGAACAAAGGAATATGATTATCCTGTTAATAACTAAATACGGTTTGGCCTGGGGCGGCAATTACAAAAGGCGTATAGATTCTATGCACTTTGAGATTGCGTTAGATCGTAATAAAGTTAAGGCCAAAATAAAAGAGTTAGGATTAGAATGACAATTAACAAGAATCAAAAAGAGATTATTAAGTCATACCTAAGAAGCGTAGCGGTTGCAACCGTTACAACAGTATTGGCTTTAGTTGCTGATGTTCGCCCTGAATTTGCAATTTTGGCAGGTGCGGTAGTTGCCCCTTTAATGCGCTTCCTTGATCCTAAAAATGATCAGTTTGGCATCAATAGCAAATGACCGCGAACGATTACATGGCACTAGTCGTATCTATTGTCACAATTATTGGATCATTCATTGCTTCAGTGCGTTGGCTAGTAAAGCATTATCTAAGTGAGTTAAAGCCTGATGGCAATGGTGGCCATAACCTAGAAGGCCGGGTTGCACGCATAGAAGATAAGTTAGACACGCTTTACCAAATTCTTATATCTAAGTAAGTAAGTCAGCCCTATCCCTTACCCTATTGCCATGAAGATGTGCGTGGTTGTACCCAGTAGGGGTAGGCCTGAAAATGCCGAACGGTTAGCACAGGCATTTAAGGATACCGGTGCAGAAGCCGACCTTTACATTGTTATAGATAATGATGATCCTAAATGGAATGAGTACGCCAAAAGTGAGAACTATAAAAAATTACCGGCGGATAATAAAACAGGTGGTTGTGCTAAATCTCTTAATACCGGTGCAGTTCTTCTTTTGGATATTACTAAATATCCTTTATATGATTATTTTGTTTTCATGGGTGATGATCACCTTCCTAGAACGCCGGGTTGGGATAAAGCCTTTATTCAGGCGTTAGGCACTAACACTGGAATAGTTTATGGTGATGATTTGTTACAAGGCGCAAATCTACCAACAGCCTATGGCATGAGTAGAGATTTAGTTAATGAACTACGCGGTATGACATTTCCAGGTTGCGTACATCTATTCTTTGATAACTTTGTAAAACAATTAGGCCTGGATTTAGAATACCTAAAGTATTTACCTGATGTAATTATTGAACACATGCACCCGATAGCCGGTAAGGCTCAAATGGATGAAGGTTATGAAAGGGTTAATCAACCTAAATGGTATGAAAAAGATTTATTAACACTACAAAAGTATTTATCAGATATGGAATATGCAAGTTTAATAAGAAAATTTAGATGAATATACTGATCACTGGATCACATGGTTTTGTTGGCCGGGCTTTTAGGCGTGCTTTACCTAATGCCAATTTAACCCTTGTAGATTTGAAGGCTGGAATTGATTGCCGTAAGTTCTTTCAGTTAGAGAAAAAACAATATGATCTTGTAATTCACTTAGCCGCTTTAGTTGGTGGCCGCATGATGATTGAAAATGAACCATTGGCATTAGCCGTTGATCTAGCCATTGATGCTGAATTTGCCGGTTGGGCTATGAGAACTGAACAACCTTATGTTGTTTATTTTTCATCATCAGCCGCTTATCCAACTGATCTACAAACCTTATCTAAGAAGCGTAAGTTAAAAGAAAAGGATATAAATTTTAAGAACATAGGCAAACCTGATATGTCCTATGGCTGGTCAAAACTAACCGGTGAAATGTTAATGAACTACTTGCGTGAAGAAGGTACAACTGTATTAACTCTTAGACCATTTAGCGGCTATGGCACTGATCAGGATTTAGATTATCCTTTTCCTGCAATTATCCAACGCGCAATAATGAATTCTAACCCATTTGATATATGGGGTAAGGCAACTACTACTAGAGATTTCATACACATTGATGACATAGTGGATGCAGTAATTGAGATGGTTAAAAACAATTGCAATCAAACACTTAATCTATGTACAGGCAGGGCTACAACATTTTTAGATTTAGCAGTTATGGCTTTGAATACCCTGGGATATGAGAAAACACCTGCCAAGCGATTCAAAATATTAACCGACAAGCCGGCAGGTGTGGCCTATCGCGTTGGTGATCCTAGTATGATGAGCGATTACTACACGCCGAAGATTAGTCTTGAAGAAGGTGTTGAAAGAGCAATACGCGGAATTGTCTGATCTGAAATTGGTGGTTATGGCTACTAAGAAACCTAGAAAAGCACCACAGCGTAGGCGGCGTACGCCACGCAAGGCTGAAGCGTTGAGCAAATTAGAAAATCATTACATAACATTAAATGAACTTTTTAGGGCGGCCAAGTCTGCCGGTTTTAGCCATGAAGTTGCATTTTGGTTAATCACAGAACCCGGTGCATCAATGCCTGATTGGATCAATCCAAGTAATCAACCCACTGAGATCATTCCCCGAATTGATCCAACAGAAGATGAGGATAACGATTAAGCGAGATAAATCATTTAATGCTAAATATTTAGTGGTTAGTGATATGCAAGTTCCCTTTCAATTTAATGAAGCGATCACTAACCTAAAAAAATTGGTCAATGCTTTCAAGTTTGATCTAGTTCTTAATACTGGTGATGAAATGGATTTTAATACTATTTCAAGGTTTAGTGATGGCAAGGCTGAATCATTTATGCAGACCCTTGATGAAGATCGTACTACCTGCCAAAACATTCTTTATGATCTAAAAACTGATGTGGTTAGTAGATCAAATCATTCCGATAGATTGTATAAATCTTTACAGCGCATCCCAGGGCTTATGGGATTACCTGAGTTACAGTATGCAAATTTTATGGGCTTTAATGATCTTGGAATCCATTATGCTAAACAGCCTTATGCAATACCAGGCACTAACTTTGTACTGTGTCATGGGGATGAAGGGGTCATATCTAATATTGCCGGTCAAACTGCGCTTAACCTTAGTAAAAGGTGGGGGCGTTCAGTAATTTCGGGGCATACCCACAGGTTAGGCTACACATGTGCTTCAGAAGCCTTTAATGGCCGTTTAGAGCGTGTTTTAGTGGGTATTGAGTGTGGTCATACATGTGACCTAAAAAAGATGTCCTATACCAAAGGCTACGCCAATTGGCAGGCCGGGGCAGTAATCATCCATATTAAGCGTGGCAATGTGAGCGCAGAGATGATTCCATTTAATGTTGATGGGTCATTTGTGGCTATGGGTAAGGCTTTTGGGTGATGTAAATCACATAACACGCCGTGCCTGGCAATTGCATTTGTCAGCCCCTTAGTGTTTAATTGCATTTACAAAGGCAATTGACCTGAAGGGGGTTAATGATGAAGGTACTTACTGCAACAGATATGCGTTGGTGCGATAAATGTAAGATGGAAACATGTTGGTTAAATTGTGCAATATCAATCAGACCATTAGTTAGTGAATGGCGTTGCGATAGATGTACACGCATTGGTGCAAAATAATGAAACTTACAAAGAATCAATTTGAAGGTTTAACTGAAGCCCAAATGCAATGGGCAGGTGAAACAGATTGGTTAAGTCAGAAAGATCGTTTTGAAGATTCAATCTGTTGGTCACATAAGTTTATTTACTGGGCAGAAAATTACGCATCAGTTATATTGGCTACTGAATATCTACGCCAAAACCGGTTTGATTACAGTATCTCTTTTGATAATGCAATGAGCCAATATTGTTTTACAACTGATTATGCAGGCTCATGGGTGAACGCATGAACGCTTTAGCATACGCAGAAAAAGGTTGGTGGGTTCTACCACTTAAACCACAATCTAAAGAACCATGTAGATTTTTAAGGCATGGATACTTGGATGCTAGTAATGATAAATCAATGGTTAAAAAATGGTTTAAGGATGATCCTGAACTAAATATTGGCTTAGCCATTGTGCAATCAAATCTTGTAGTTTTAGATTTTGATATACGCAATATTTCATCACGAATATTATGGGAACAATACCGCCGGATATGTGTAACTAGTAATACGCATACAGTTAAAACAGATAATGGCTATCACTTCTATTACCTTGCCGATCAAACAAAGCAATTCAAAGGCAAGTTAATACCAGGTATAGATATTAAACACAAAGGTTATGTTGTGTTGCCACCATCTATACATCCCAACGGCACTGTTTATCAAGTGATAAATGATGTTGATCCGGTTGAATTACCGGCTGAATTAGAAAAGGTAATGAGTTGGAATTAGTCAAATATGACAAACAATCCGGTGCTTATGTTGATGAGAAGCGTAAGCACTTTATTAAGGCTTCTTTAATCCGCCAACATGCCAAAAAATCAATTGGTGCTAGGCAGATTAGAGGAAGGTTATCAGCCAAAATGGTTGAAGCCTATTGGTTAGATAAGTTCAAGGAAGTGGTGAAATATGAACTCTGAAATATATGGGTGGTTGATAACAATTACCCTATTTACATTAGTGGCACTATTGATTGGTGTTACTTGGATGGTCGCAGTTGAAAATGGCTACGACAAAGGATTTAAGAGTGGCTACAAGCGTGGCTTACAGGATGCTAAACAATCAACTGTAAAGGTTGAAAAATTTACAGTTAGAACACATCCATCAATGCGCCAAAAGATGCTTGAAGCCGACAATGAATACTTAATGGAAAAGGTTGTTAATCTTTGGGATAGGGAAAACAAATAATGAACATAAATGATTATGTTGATGTGGCTGAAAGAATAGCGCAATTAAAAGAAGCCTATCCTGAAGCATCATTGCAACCTTACAATCCTAATAAACCTTATGACATTGTGCAGGTTGAAGGTAAAACCTATGTGGTTTATACCGCCGCTTGTTACCGTGATCCACATGATGTAAGGCCTGGGGTTGCATGTGCCTGGGAACAAATACCAGGTAAAGGCATGACCGCCGGTAGTGAACTTATGATTTGTGAAACGAGTGCTTGGGGTCGGGCTATTGTTGCGGCCATGAAGTCTGCTACAAAGCGGATTGCATCTAAGCAAGAAGTGATGGCATCTAAGGCAAGGCAATCTTGGGCTGTTACACCTAATCAATCTTTAGATTCAGAATTGCTATCTAGGCCATCTGAACCTGAAGCACCTGTTATCTATGGCCGACCTGGTTCAAAGTCAGCGTTGATGGAAAGGGTATTGCGTGATTCTTTTGCAGAAGATAAGGCGCAAGTAGCACAACCTGTACCCATGAACTTAGATCAGGTAGTTGATGCAGTTGCAACTAGCACACCGGCAGTTCAATATTGTGAACATGGCGAAATGGTGCTTAAAACCGGAATTGCCAAAGGCCGGGGTACGCCTTTCTATGGGTATGTATGCCCTATGAAAAGTTGTGGTGCTAGATGGGCAGTTATGTCAAAAGATGGCAAGTGGTATTACCCGGATTCCAACAATGGGTGATATGGAAATGATTGGGGCTGATGGGATTAGAGCCACCTTTACAGATAGCGGTGTTGAGTTAGATATTGTGCCGCTCAATCAATGCTGTGAATGGTGTAATGATCCCAGGATGCTTAACATCAACGGCGTACGCAAGTGTGTCGGCTGTGGCTGTGTTAATCACATAGAATATAAACCGCATGAGTAAATTTGATTATCACAAAGCCATGCGTGAGGGTCATGGTTACAACTTATATGTAGCCGATCTACTACAACACTTTGGTGTGCCAAAGGTTGATGTGCCTGCCTTCTCAATTGCTACAACCCATGATCAGATAAGGGATAAAACCTTAAATGAGAAGGATGTAATAGTTGATGATTTGGTATTAGAGATTAAAAGTAGTAGCCGATCTTTTACCAATGCTGATGATTTCCCATTTAACCCAGTAATGATTGATACGGTGAGTGGTTTTGATAACAAGATTATCAAACCATTTGCCTATGTAATGATTAGCCAAATTACCCAGGGTGTCTTTGTAATCCCTACATCTACTAAGTATGATTGGACAATTCGGACATACTGGGATGCAGAAAGACAAATTGAAGATCAGTTTTACATGGTACAAAAAAGACACTGCCGACCATTTATAGAGATGGTTGATGTACTGTTAGAGAGAGCCAATGAGCGAACCAATCAGATGCAATAAATGTGGTAACTGGATTATTAACAATGAATCTTGTTACATCTGTTACTTAATTACAAGAACACAAAAAAGATTAAGTTAGTGTGTTATAGATCACATCTCATATAGTGAGATAGATTTAGGAGTTACGCTAAAATGATTTGCAGATATATGTTAGGCTCTAGTAAGCATTTGCCCCAAAGGCAAAAACGCGAACCCTGCAAGGGTGAGTTCGCGAGGTGCTGGCGATTCGGGATAACTCTATGTTTATTTGTAACATTATCCTTTGATATAGGTGTATCTGATACTTACAAACCTACTCATTACAAGCAATACATACTAATGACATTAAATGATTTAGATCAGACCTATTGCCTTATTGATCTTTATCAAAAGGAATCAAACTTTAACCCAAAAGCCCGGAATGGTAGTCATTATGGGATACCACAAGGCAGATCAACATACTTAAAAAACGCAAGCGGAATTAAGCAAATCCAATGGTCAGTGCGTTATATTGGCAACCGTTATGGTTGGATAGATGAAGTAAATCAAGTACCTAATGCGTGTGCCGCATGGGATCATTTTCAGAAGAAGGGATGGCATTGAAAGATACAGAGAAGATTACAATAGGGGTTACATCACCTGGTCATGTAGTGACAGACTTTATGACAAGTATTTTAGATGTTGCTAGATCACAAAAACAGTTGGGTCAATTCATATCCTTACAAGGATCAGGTGTTATCAGTAGGTTACGCAATCAGATTGTTGCAACCTTTTTAGAAAAAACAACAGATGATTGGCTATTGCAGATAGATACAGATCAAAGATTTACAGTAGATCATTTTAAGAAGTTAGTTAGTGCGGCTGATAAAGATAAGCGGCCTATTGTGTCAGGTGTTGTGCATGGTGGTTGGGAAGTCGGTGAGTTATACCTTGAACCAGTGCCTTGCATATTTAAGATGGGTAAGGATAATGGTTTGTATGCTATCCATGATTATGAAGAAGATTCAATCATTGAGATAGATGCGTGTGGTACAGGTGCTATCTTGATCCACAGATCAGTGTTTGAAAGATTTGTTAAAGAAGCCGACCAGGTACATCAGGGTGATAAGTGGGGTTTCTACCAGGATATGCCATTGCATAAAGAATGGGTCGGTGAGGACTTACTGTTTTGCATTAGGGCTAAGAGTTTTGGGTATAAACTATATGCACATACAGGTGTTCAAATGGAACATCAACGCAAGATGTGGATAGGTCATAAGCAACACAAAGACTTTGACCGCTTCAGGCGTAAACGATTACAGAGTGAGGAACAGATCAATGGCAATAATAACTAGTCAGGTCACAGTAACTACAACAAGTCAATCAATAATTAGTGTGGACAATGTAAGCCGTGATGTATTGTTACATGCTAAGCACGCAATAAACATAGGTAACAGTGGGGTAACTTCAAGCAATGGTTATTTATTAGATAATGGAGATGAAGTAAGGCTAACACTGGCCGAAGGTGAAGATTTGTGGGCTGTTGCTAGTACTGGGTCAGGCACGCTTCATGTTTTGGTTAGTAAAGTAGATTAAAAAATGAACGCGTTTTTTCCTGTTTTGAGC